AATCCCAGAATGTCAAGAATTGTTCCGTTTGTATGTGTTCCATGGATATATTTTCCAGATGCAATATCTAAACTTCCCGTTAACGTTCCGCCCGCCAATGGTAAATAAGCATGTGTGTGGTTTGAGGCTGCTGCTCCAATTTCAGCAAGTGTCCATGATACATTTGCTGATCCATCGAACGTTTTGCTTGTATTTCCTACCTTAATAGAACGTTGTGTTTTCAACTTTTCAGCCGTAGAAGAATTTCCGTATATATTGCCATTACATGTGATATCTTCATAAACGTCAAGATAATTTGTCGTACATCCTTGACCGCCAAGTTTAAGTTTATACATACCTGTATTATATACCCAGGAAAGTGCCTCTTCATATCTGGCGCCATAGCCACCCTCATCGTTTTCGTGCCACATCATAAGTGAACTATCAAGATAGATGTTTCCTTTAATATCTGCACCCACGCATGTAAGTTTTCCATTTTCAATCTGTGTGTACGTTTTTGCAGATTTGTACTGTCTGATTCCATCTGTCCCTAAATATACTCCAGCGACAACACTTGTCATCGAATCAGTTCCACTATATAGCGCTTTTGTCCCTATTGTAAAACCTCCAATACTTCCTTCTGGAGCTGATAGTTTTCCACTGAATGTTCCCTTTGCCGCCACAAGATTTCCTGCAAAATAGGCATTGCCCGATGTGTCAATGGCAAATTGCCTGCTCGCGATTCCCCCGTTTGCCATATTTATTTTTATTCCAGCTGAGCTGTATGTCCCGCTCGTGTATTTATAATTTGCGCTCTGTATACTTCCTGCTGCAATTATATCCATGGCGAACAGATCTTCGACTTCGATATTTTTCGAGGTCAGTCTATTTGTTTCCACCAATCCCGTCGCAACCAGATTTTCCACATTAATTTCATTTGATGTGATTGTCTTTGCTATGATCCGGTCTGCTGTAATTGTCCTCGGTGTAATCACTTCCCCGTTGATCGTATCAACATTTTCCGCCTGGAGCGCTCCGTTTATCTGATTAAGCTGATAAACGATGCTCTGCTCGCTTCCTCTGAAAACCAGTCTGTCTACCGATAAAGTCCCTGCTGTAATATCGTCAGCATAAATATTAACCCCTGTCAAAACATTTGTTGCTGTCACTTCCGAACCAACAATGCGGTCTGCTACGATTCCCTGTGATACCATCAGATTCTTTAAAAACCCCTGCTTAATTGATGCCACATCTACATTTGCATAGTCGATCTGTGCATAATGTGCTTCCAGGTACTCAACCGTGATATCTGTCGCTGTGATTTTATTCACACGTTCCTCTAGCGCATTTATATTCTCTGCTTCGACTGTTTTGAATACCGCATTTTCTCCCGTCATGCTGTCAACTTTCAGATCTTTAATGTGGCTCGTTTCAACTTCTTCATCCGTAACCGTGAGGTTGGTGATCTTACCGCTCGTAATTGTTGCTTCTCCGATTACTGCTGCCACTGCTCCAAGTTCTTTTTTTACATATAGATATTCTGCTTTCAGGTCATTGATATCCTCTGCTATGTACCGTTCCAGACCGATGATCTGTGTCACATCGATACTGTCAATGCTTGATCCTTTTACCGTCCCATTATCCGTTGTGATATTATCAATGCACTCGGCTGCCGCAAATAATTTTTTCTGCATATCTTCAAACGACAGTACTGCGTTTGATATGTCGCATGTATTGTTTACTGGTTTTTCCAGATATTCTGTTGTTTTGGTAATCCTCTGTTTTTCTTTTATTCCGTCTTTGAGTGATATGATCGTCACTGTATCTCCAACAGAATACTCCATGCCGCTATATTTTTTATTTCTTTTTGCCAGATCAACAATCTTTACGCGATAAGTTTTCTTTGGCTTCGAAATTTCATTCAGTTTATATTCGGCATCATCTTTTAATGCCTGCGGATCAGTGTAACTCGAATCTTCCCAGATCATTGTTATCTTTTTCTTGCTGTACTGATAATTTTCAAGAAAATTATTGCCATTGTTTACAGATTCAATGCTCAGGTCATCCGCTCCGATTGGCACAATAATTGTCGCGTAATCATAACTATCTCCGCTATCCGTTACTTCCAGCAGGTTCAGCCCGTCAATAAAACACACGCCTTTATCAGCTCCGACTTTCTCTTTTAAGTACACGATTTTATTAATAGTGTCGTATTCTATTTCACAAGTAAATGCATCCTGAATTTTTTCAAGCACCTGGTAGCTGCTTACTTTTTTCATGCTGATATTTCTTATTCTGTCTTTTGAAACTGTCGACCTGCAGATCCATCCCGTGTCTGTCAGTGCGTAATCTGCTGCTTCCTGTGCCGTGCATCCTTTCAAAGTAAATTCCCGCCAGCCTCTTCCTTCTATCGTCTCAATATTTAATTTTGCAACAATTTTCCGATATCCATTTGACGTTTTGGAGTTTTCTTTTACCACAAATTCATCCGTATCTGTCCGTATATAATACTCATGTGGTATCCTCTGCCAGTTGTTTTGATGCCATAAAAAAGAGAGTGTTTTATCTCCTGTTGACAACTCACTCTCTACTGTGGCATTCTTGTGATTTTTCAAACCGGCAATCTGAACATGCTCCAAATTATATAATTTTAAGAGCATCTTTCCATCCTCCTAAAATTCCAGCATGAAATCCATTGCGACAAGATCAAACGCTGTCGGTTCATCGTGTTTTCCATCCACGACCTTTTCAGATTCTACCTTGAAAACAGTAATTTCGATTTCTGTTTTTTCCAGTTCCTCCGCCTGCTCCATATACTTCTTCTGTTTCTCATCTGTTTCAAACAGATATCGTCCATTCTTGACTTCCAACTCTCCATTTTCTTTTTTTACAGCATATTTTTCCAGTAAATCATATGCAGTAGCATCGACCGGTTTTAGCTGTTTTTCCAGCTCCGTGTGGTTTCTCGCCAGTGCAAGGTTGACCTCTGCCGTAAACAGTTTTTTCTCTTTGATCAACTCTGTCGCTTTCGCATAAATTTTTCTAAGTTCTCCTGCTGTTACCGTAATTTTTCTTTCTTTCATCGTTTTCTCCTCCTAAAAATACCGTGGCTTATACTGCACAGTGATGTTGATATCTTTATTTGCTGTGATTTTATTTATGCCAGGAACCAATGATGGCAGATCCCACAGATCCACGTCTGAATATTTATTTATCCCGTTTTCTGTAATCAGCCCAGTTTCTCCATCAATTATGACCGTCTTTCCATTTGTCAAGTTCTTTACTGTTATATTCTTTTCTTCTCCGGTTGTCGCATTTCTTACCAGCCCTGTCAGTGTAATATCCGTCAAATTTATAACCGGTGTTATCTTCACGATCGCTGGTGTCAATAATGTTCCTGCATTGGTTAGCGTGATCACGTTTTTTTCGCTATCTGCCTGCGTCAGCTCTCCATATTCATATCCGCAAAGTTCCAATGTCGCCTTGTGCCATCTTTGCAGGCAGGCCTCAGCCTGCGATGCATTTTTCAAGTATCCATAAAAATAATGCCCATTAAATCCATCAAAACTATATTCTCTCGGTGTCAATAAATTGGCTATAAATTTCCCTGCTTTCTCCCAGATTTCCTTTCTGTCGCTCCCTCGTATCATGATCGTTGCCTTAATCTTTTTGAATCCTATCGTGCTTGGGAGTATAAGCGGACTGACTGCGCCGTCCGGCCATTCACTCTCGTTACTTAACTGGGAATAATCATGTTCCAGGTTCCACTGCTGCACTCCATATTCTTTCACATCCTGTCCGTCTACTGTCACAATTCTCTTACCTCCTCGTTCTCCGGCTCATCATTGCAAATTCTTCCGACATTCCTCTGCTCGTCTCACCGATCAGCGTTCCTGTGTCTGTAACGATCTGCGTGTTTGCCATCGCCCCAAAGCCTTGCTGCATTACCGCTATCATTTCCCCAAACATAGAAATAAGATCGGAGTTATCCACCTGTGCAATAATCTGTGTTGATTGCGATGTGGATAAAACCTGATTTGCCGCTGCAATCCGTGCACTGTCGTTAATCTCTTCCAGCTTGCCTTTTACGGTATTCTGCCTGTTCCGCAATTCTTCCTGTTGTTTTTCCAATAGCGATCTGATCATATTCGATCCGGCTTTCTCCGCGTTTTTTGTCTCCTCGATGATGCCTTCTGTCGTCCCTTCGCCGATTCTCTTTCCGACTTCACGTTTAAATAATCTTGACGGCGAATGAATATCCGCAGCTTTTTGCATTGCTTTTTTCAATGCATCGATCAAGTTCTTTGCAGAAGAATTTATCGACTTCTCATTGTAAAGTCCATCAAGGATTCCCTGCAGTGTATCCTTTCCAATCTTTTTGCCAGCCGCCGGAAGTTTTCCAAGTTTTTTAGAGATCTTATTGTTGACTTTTTTTAATTTCACATCTGTTGATTTCTTTTCTACTCCGTCTCCTATTCCGGTAACCAGGCTGATAGCCGCATCCTCTCCTATTGTCAAAGCATTCTTTGCAAGGTTTTTCAAAGGGTTTTCTATTCCTTTTTTTATTTTCTTTACGGCGGCATCGTATTCTTTTTTATATCCATCCAGTTCTTTTTGTGCTTCCTCCTTCAATGTTTTTATCTTTGCTTGTGTCTCTTTTCTCAAATCTTCATTCTCTTTTACCGCCTGTGACTCTGCCAGTGCATTCTTCTGGTCATATAAATTCTGATACTCTCGCAATTCACTTTCTGACAACTGATTCAGTGCATGAATTGACGCAGATGCCTCCGGTCCCATTTCCTGGAGTTCTTTCATAAGACCATCCGACAGGATTCCTTTCTTTCCAAGTACATCAAGCTGTTGTTCCCAGTCAGCTATTCCGGCAACCTGGCTTTTTAAATTGTAAAGCAGTGTTTTCCCTGATGATGATTTTGATTCAAACTCATCAAACAGGTTAAAACTGGATGCGATTGCATTTTTTCTATCCGCAACCGTATCTTTATATTCTTTCTGCAGATCTTCAATATCATCTTTCAGTTTATCTTTTACGTCTTTGCAGTTCTGATAATAATCATCATTCAGTTCTTTTAACTGATCATTATAATTCTGCTTTGCCTCATAATATTTCTGATCAGCTTCGATCTGCTCTGCTGTCCCTTTTTTCGCTTTTTTTCTCACAAGATTCCAATACTGCATTTCTGCTTTCGCAGAAACATTGTAATACGTCTTATAAACATCAAGCGCGCTACCCGACAGACCGTATTCTCTGTTGGTCTGTTTTTGCTTGGCCACATTTTCCTTTATTTCACTTTGTACTTCTTTCAGTTTTTTGGTCGCATCGATATATCCCTGTGTACCTTTTTGCATTTTTTTCTGCACTTTTTTCCAGTAATCTTCCTCTTCCTGCAGTGAAACGTTGTGCAGTACACTGTAATTGTCGATGTATTTACTTGCTGCCGAATAGATCTCGCTGTAATAATCTTCCAGTTTTTTCTTTGTCCTCTCTCCGGTTGAACTTTCTGTGTACTCCGATACCCAGAAATTATTATCAAGCTGATTTTTTGCAGCTTTTTCATATTCCTTAATGCTCGCCAGCTTTTTATATGCACTGGCGTATCCTTCCGTTCCTTCTGTTGTTGTTTTTAATACTTTTTTCCAGAAAAACTTCTCATCCTCAAGCTTTGTGACGTTTGTTTTTTTCCAAGATGCGAACCATGCATTAGCTGCTTTGTACACGTTTTTTGAATATTCATTTAGAGCCTCCTGCTGCATTCGTTTTGCTTTTTCATATAACAGCTGGCTTTGTATATATGCCTGCTGAATGTCGCTGTACGTTGGTTGATTTTTATTCATATTTCTAAGTGCCTGCTGCGCGTTGTTGTACATGTCCGTCGCAAACTTTTCCATTTCTTTTGCAACATTTCCTTTTTCATCTGTGACCCCAAACGCAACGCCACGTGCAATCTGTTTTCCAACTTTTTCTTTAAACCTTTTCGACGGGGAATGGATCTCAAGCTCGCCTTTTGCAGTCTCTTCCAGTCCGTTGCACAGATCTACAATGGAATCTTCCGCTTCTTTTTTCGCGCCACGGATGCCGACCGCTACTCCCTCTGAGATATATTTACCGTTTTCTGCAAATTTTTTCGAAGGTGAGTTAATGTCTACCGTTTTCCGAAACGTTGTGTTGGCCGTGTTTGCCAAATCTCTTGCAGCGCTCGCTACTACAGCCGATGAATCTCTCATTCCTTTTGCGAGTCCCTGTGCCACATATGTGCCACTTGTGTAAAACTGTTCCGGCATTGCCTGCCTGGCTGGATTTAATGCACCGTTTAAGGTATCCGTGACCTGTCTTTCTAATTCTCCGCGCTGTGAGGCGACTCCTTCTGAATATTTTTTTATGCTCTCCTGACCGCTGATCTTCTGTTGCTCATTGATCGTCTTTGCTGCGTTCGAAAGTTCTTCACTCGATCTTTTCCCGGCGCCAACGCAAAGGTTTCCTGCTTCGTCTGTGTATTTCTTTTTAAAGTTCTCTGTCTCATCAATAACCTTCTGGTACGCTCCTGACACCTTATCCGACAGTGGTCCTTCTAAATTCATTGCACTCGTCCAGTCCTTACAAATCTCCGCGAACTGTCCCTTATTATTTTTTAAGCTGTCCACAAGCGTTTGAACAAGATTCGCACTTTGCGGTCCCATCTCGGCAAGGTAATTATAAAATTCTTCCGTCATTCCGTAGCCGGCCGCACCGGCAAGTTCTTCCATATTATCAGCCCAGTTTGACATTCCATTGATCTGGCTTTCTAAATTTTCCAGAATCTTTTTCGCGGATATTTCTTCGCCCCCGGAAAATTCTTCCATTAAAGAAATAGAATTTTTCAAACTGTCTGATATGGTGTTTTTTAATTCCTGATATGCCTGTTGCTGTTCTTCTGTCGCTTTCTGTGTTGCCGATGATGCCTGTTCCTCTGCATCGGACATGTCTTCCACACTGTCTGCTGTCTCCTCCAGTGTTCCCTTGTAACTCTCAACGGTCTCCTGTGCTGCCTTCATGCCATCTTTCGCTTCTTCTTCCGCATCCATGGCATTTCGTCTGGTTTCCATGAGTTCTGTGTACTGTGCTGTCAATCCCGCAAGTTCTTCCGTCATTCCTCCCCAGTTTGTTCCGCCTTCATGGATCAGTTCGTAATCGTCTCCGTACCTTGTCCCGGTCTCCTCGAACTTATCTCTTAATTTGTCCAGTTCTTCTTCTGTTTGTTTTATCACAATCTGGGCATCTGCGGCATTTTTTGCATAATCCGTAAGTGCATCCTGTGATGCGATCATTAAATAATAATCTTCGTTTTTATCAATCAGTTTCTCCAGCTCATCTCTGGTCATGCTGATTGATCCGCTCTCTTCGTCAAACGCTGCGGCAAGTTCTGGTATATCATCCGCAAGTTCGTTGACGATTCCCTTCATCACTGCTTTTTGTCCTGAACTCTTTTCTTCCAGGTTATTTAACTCATACAGCTGTTCGATCAGCATCCTGTCCGCTTCCCAGTGTGCCTGTGTCTCCTGGACACTCTCTTTATGTGCCTGCGCCGTGTTGTTAATACTGTCTATCTGGTCATTCGCCGCATCGCAAAATTCTTTTGTTGCGTCAACCGCCTGTTTTGTTTCATTTGTCGCATTTTTTGTCGCTGCTTTATACAAAACTAGTCCTGCAGTTACCGCGGTAATTGCCGTGATCATAATTCCAATCGGAGACATATTCATAGCCGCATTCCAAAGAGCCTGTGCCGCTGCTGCCGCCTTTGTCGCTCCCGTCGCAGTTCTTGTTGCTGTAGCAACTTTTCCAATCGTGCTTGCCAGGCTCACATATACATCTGTTTTTGAAAATTTATACAGTGCAATCGCTGTCCCAAGTCCAATTACTGTTGTTTCCACCTCTTCCAGGTTATTCCCTGCAAGCTCAATTCCCTTATTAACTTTTGGCAAAACGTCTTTTTCGATCGGCTCTGCAATTTTCATCTGAAAAGTCCGTGCAAGCTGTGTGAGTTGATTTGTCGTGTCGCTGTATTTAATATTCTGAATCGATTCCATAACATCATGTGTCGTTGAAATCTCTCCATTAACATTCGTCAGAGCCTTTACACCCTCAATTCCAAGATCCTCCCACATCGTACCGAACAGATCTACACCAGCCTGATTCTGTTTAACCTGGTTTTCCATGCTGAACAGGGCATCCAGTACTTCCGCCGTTGCCGCCTTCGCCGACTCTCCTCCCGCCGCAAACCTCTCGCGCATAGCATCTGCATCCATGCCGATCAGTTCAAATCCTTCTGTTGTAGATGAAGCTGTATCTTTCACCCGGATTCCAAACTCCTTATAGGCGTCACCCAGTTTATCAATAGAAAATGTTCCTGCCGCCGCACCGTTTGTTAAAGAATTAAAAAATCCGTCTGCGTCTACCCCCATCTGCTTATAATGTACAGAGTATTCATTGATCGTATCCAGTAGATCATCGTTTTTATTTAATCCCTTTTGCGCTCCCTGTGCGATCAGATTAAATGCTTTCTGACTTGAAATACCGAATGTATCCATAAGCATTTTTACCGCTCTGATCTGCTCCTGGTATTCAAATCCAAACGTGTCTCTTAACGTTATGACATTCTCTGCCGTCTCTTTTAATTTTGACGGTTCGACATCTTTCAAGTTCTGCGCAATGACCTGAATCGCTTCGCCGACATCTTCAAAATTCTCTCCGTAATTGTCCGCATAGACCTCTTTCATCACATTTTTATAATCTTCCATCGCATCGGTAGCAATACCTGTGCTTGCCTGTATCTGATTTGCTGCCGACGTCATTTCATTAGCGGTTCCGACCGATGATTCTATTGCCGTCTTTGCCAAATCTGTAAAAGCATCTACCGCTTTCTCCGCTACTGCGACTTTAATCGCCGATCCGAAACTGATCGTCGCTTCTGTCTGCTCCTGAATGGCTCTTCCGTATTCATCAATGCTTGATGCACATCCATCCGCTGAGTTCTCTGCCTCTTCCAGATATCCCGCAATCTGCTCCAACTCCCGGTTTGCTCTTATCGTCTGTGCTGTCGCATTGTTCAGGCTCACTTCCCAGTTATCCACTCTGTTTGCGGCCGTTGTATAATTTCTTTCTCCTTTTTTTATTGCTTCTGCCAGTTTATCAATGGTTTTCTGCTGTTCTTCCAGTTCTTCGTCCGTGGTTTCTGACGAAGACCTCATTCTCTCCATTTTCTCCCTGGCTTTGTCGTAATCCGTCCGTAATGTATTTAAACCGTCGCCTACTTTCTTATAGGCTGTGCGGGCATTTTCCAATGCTTTTTTTATCTCTTCTTCCTTCTTTTTGTGGGCGTCTACGGTTTTCTGTAACACTTCGTGCTTTTTCCGCAGTGCTTCTACTGTATTTTCCTGTCCTTTAAATTCTTCCTGTACCAGGGCGGACTCTGATTTTAATTTTGAAAGTTCTTTATTTACTCCCGTTACCGCTGCTTTGAACTCTTTTTCTCCGTCTAATGCGATAATCGCGCCAATTTTATTACTCACCTGGTATCCTCCTGTATACAAAATAAGGAGCTGCCTCTATTAGCAGCTCCCTTTTGTTTTGCGAAATCATGGTAAATCATCTATGCCGGTAGGTCTCTTCTTTTTACCGGTCATTTCTTCGTACTGATCATACATCAGATAGAATTTTCGAAATGTCATTGCCATAATTTCATCTTCTGTATAATTCAATTCTTTCTTCCCGATATAGATTAAGCGGGCGATGTTTATTTTTTCATCTGCCCGCTCTTCTGGTTTGGGTGTCCATCCTCATCCGGTTCCGGGAGTGAAACTCCGTATGCTTTTAATAATGCACTTAAAATCTCATCCACGTCATCTACGGAAATAATCCACCCAACTTCCTTTTCCGTGTAGTTTTTTAACTCCCTGCCGTTTCTTTTTTCTCTCTCCGCTTCATCATTTAAAAGCGTGCAGAGCAGATATCGTATCGTCTTTTCCGCTTCCCTTTTATCTGTGAGTTTGTCCCAGACTTCCGTCATCGCCATGTCGTAATGATCCTGTATCTCGTCGATAACGTTCAAGGTAAATAGCAGATTCCGCTCCGTTCCATCGATCGTAATTGTAACTCCCTTTGGTCTCAGATCGCTCATACTTTACTCCTGTCCTTTAGGATTCGTGGCTCCCGCATCGCTTGCTGTAATACCGACTTTCTCGTTTAACCATGTTTTCGCCTCTTTCAGAGTCGCAAATGTTTTCTGTTCTTTCCAGTTTCCGTCCTCCGGCACAAACATGTTCCCCTCTAAGGTTGTGTGTGTGAACGTCAGCGTTTCTGCCTGTGTCGCGTTTTCATCATTTGGCTCCTTCATCTGGCATTTTTTATAGAATTTTGCCGTGTACTTGTCTTTATTGTCTTCCGCTCTCGAAATACCGACCGCTCCCATTCCGATAAATGGAGCGATGTCGTCCTTATTGCATACAACGGTATTTTCTTCACTATTGTATGTATGCCCCAGCATATATGCATAGAGTTCATTAACCATCTCATTGATCTCGACAGATGTTGTTCCCCCTGTAACTGATGTATCTGTTACCACCGCACGATTATCTCCATAGTCTTTCACGTCGTTCGAGGTCGTTGTGATATTGAAAGTCGATGTCGGTCCGAGATATTTTCCATCTGTGTGTTTTCCTGTCTCTTCGCTGTACTTTCCTACTACCGCGTACTCAAAACCTTTTTTTGCCATTTCTTAATCCTCCATCTTTTCTTCTATCTCGCATTCAAACACGAGATGCCTTATATTATTAGTTTTGTCCAAGAGCACTGTGACTCTCGGGTATGTAAATCCGGCTTCAAATAAAGCCTTCCGGATTTCCTTCTTTTCTTTCAAATAATTAATTTCTTTTGTGCCGTCCTTCCATGGTAATACATAATGTATCTGCATGGATAAAACATTGCCGCATGGCTTATTGTCTCCAAAGTCTACCCCCCGGTCATCTGCACAGTTAAATGTGAAATATCTTTTCTCTGTGCCGATATAAATATCCGGTTTGCATGGATAATTGAACTTTTTCAGCGCAGCGATAATGGTTCCGTTTACACTCATGATCCAACTCCCGTCTCCTGGTCAAATACTCTCTGCATTTCTTTCAGGCATGCTGTTTCACTCTCGTTTACGGATTTTGTTATAACCGGGTGTGGCACCTCCCTTCCCGGTACTCCATATTCGAGATACGCAAGTTTTTCTCCATTCCTTACGCCTTTGCTGTCTTTCCCGGTTGGACGTACCACTGAATAGCATCCATACTCGTTATGGATCGTTTTTCCGGCTTTTATTGATTTCACAAGTTCGCCTGTTGCATAGCCCCTATTTGCTGCTGTTTGGACGTTTTTTGTTACATTTTTTTCGAGAATCTGCTTTCCGGAATCAACCATCTTTTCTGCAATCTCTTCTGTGGATTTTTCCAGTCTTTCCAACTGTTTCATGAGATCGTCAACTCCATTCATTTCAAATCTGCTCGTCTCGTTCCCTCCTCTCGCACGTCAAGACTATATTCATCGACTTATCGCTTTGAAACGTTCTTTTCACTTCGTAACGATACCCAGTCTCTTCATCGATTAGGATGTTTTCGCCGTTATAATTGCATGCTGCAATCTCGATATTCTGATCCGCGGAATATCCGCTTTGATTTGCAATAATCTGATCATTTCTTGTTGTGGTCGTGAAATTCGCAGGAACATTTTCCAGGTAGCTTTCTGAGGATATATCGAATCCATCCTCATCTGGTTCTGTTTTTTGGCCGGTCAGAATTTTTACTGATTTATTCCACATCATTTTCTCCTTCTTCCGGTTGCACCGGTGCAACTTCCGGTTCCATCAGTGAAAGCCTGAATATTTTTTTATGATACAGCTCCATGTATTTATCCGTGTCTGTTCTGTCGTTTCCGATATTTGCTTTCACGTAAAAAGTAATTGCTGTTACAATCCCCGGCGTTTCACATTCGACCAGTTCAGAATTTACTCCAGCGAGGATCATGTCTTCTTTACAGTCTTTGATGTATTCCTGAATATCATCGTCATAGACTGTCACTGCCGCTGCTATTCCGCAACGTTTTTTTATCAGTTCAAGCATTTTCATCTCCCTGTTGTTTTAGAAATTCGGCGATAATATCTGCTTTGACAGATTTTGTTATGTTATAACCAAGTTTCGCCGCCAATGACTTGATCTGTACGATCGTCATCCCGTTTAAATCATCGGCGGTGTAACCTCTGTCATTGTTATAACTTTCTATTCCCCCGCCACTGCTTCATCATCTACGGTAATAACTCCATTCACAAATGCATCTTTGTCTTTCGTCACATAGTCTTCTCTTTCGATTGCCCGGAATAAAGTCATATCCTGTTCGAATGCATTAAAATCCGTTACTGCTGCTGTATCTGATGCAACGATAGTGATCTGTTTTCTGTCGAATTTTTTTATTCCTTCTTTCAAGTCGCCAATGATAAACGGAATTCCTCTTTTCTTCGCCGTTGCAGTGTTTGATTTCAGCACCGAGTTTCCAATAACTTCAATCGGCACGCTCATCGCTCCGACAGCCAGTACCTTTTTCATCGGATCGTTATTTGCATTTCTGAGCAGATAATTTCCGTTGCTGTCTTTTAAGGCTGACAGGTGTAAAAGTCCATCATCATTCGTTACAATTTTTGAAGTCCCTGCGTATGCTGCTCCTAAAGTAACGATGATTGCTTTCTGAATTCCATCCAGATCTTTCAGTTCTGTCACCGGCTTCTTTGCAATCTCTGCAAGAATCTGTGCATTTGCAGTTGCTCTGCTTTCTCCTCCAATCCAAGCAACAATCGTCCCTGTAATATTTGCATCCGAGTCTTCTAATAATTCATTTGTAACCGGGAAGTAGCCTGCAAATTTCTCAATCTCGTATTCAAGGCGTTCAAACTGTGGTCCATTCTTTCCGCCGATCTTTCCACCCTCAGAGACTTTTGTAAATCCTGTCTGCTGTGCTTTTTTCTGATATGTTCTTGCACCTTTATTTGTCGTAACGTTCTCTACGTCGATCAGATCGAGCAACGAAAACTCTGCATCGCGGTATGTATTGATCTGCGTCTGAATATCTTCTGGCACTGTATATCCACCGTTAGCTCCTGCCCCTTCTGTCATACTTGTTGCCGCATTTTTAAAACCGTTTCTCGCCGCGTTTGCAAATTCTTTCACATGATCCATCGGTTCTTCTTTTGCTGGCTTTATGACACTGGCTGTCGCTGCTCCCGTTTTATTCTCCAGTGAATTTTTCATCTTTTCATTTTCTGTATCCTCGATATCCTTGAGAATATCAAATTTCTGCTGGAGCTTTTTTAACTCTTCCTTTTCATTTGCTGCATCTTCCAGCTTCCCTTCCTCTGCCAGGTTCTGCACAAGTGCCTTTTTCTCATTGATCTGGTTCAACAGTTCTAATAATCTTTTATTCATCTTTTACCTCCTTAATAAAAAAGCCTAGATACCATACATATCCAGGTCTTTTAAGATTTCTGCTCTTTTCTGTTCTTTTTGATTGCGTTCTTCCATGACACGTTTTCTAATATCATCTGTCAGTCTCATTCCCTGTGTCGTGTTTATCATTTGCGCTTTGTTTTCTGCAATTTCGTCTACAAAACCGTATTCAACACACTGTCTGGCTGTCAGCCATGTCTCTTTATCCATCAGATCAAGTGCTTCCTGTAGTGCCATTCCGGTTTTTTCTACATAAGCTGACGCAAGTGCTTCATTCATCCTCTGCAACATCTCTGCATTCTTTTCCATAGCTTTGCAGTCTCCACTTGCCCCATTCATCAATACATTATGGATCATGATCATCCCGACCGGGCTGATTTTTGACTTTCCTGCCATCGCAATTACGCTCGCAGCGCTTCCTGCCAGACTCTGAATTTCGATTGTAACATCATTTCTTCTTTTTAATTTCGAGTAGATCTCCTGTCCTGCCATTACAGATCCGCCGCCCGAATTAATGAGCACCTCTAAATTCTCGCCCGGACTCAGTGTGGCGATTGCCCTGTCGGCATCCATCGGGGCGGTGGAATCCCAGTCAAGCCAGTCGTATATCCATTTATCTTCATTTGAAATGATGTCTCCTTTGATTTCAAGTATCGCCATCTGCCGTACTTCCTCCTTTACCGTACTGTTTTCCCACATCTGTGATTGGGATATAATTTCCATTTACCATCAGCGTGTCTCCTCCTTCTTGCCACGGCACATCTAAAAATGCCCTTGCCTCGTTTGCCGTATATATTCCATTATTTACAGCCTTGGTTAAATTTTCCATCTGTGATTTTGAATCCGTCCGCAGTATCGCTTTCTCGTTGAACTTATATATATACCCTTCTTTTATCTCTTTTGGCAGAAGGGCTTTTGCATTGATCTCCTCTTCATACTGTTTCAATCTGTATGACATCGTGTCCACTAAAAACGCAAGTTGCTGCATTTCAGAATTTGCATAAGATGATTTTTCATAATTGTTTATCTGATTCGGTTTTATCCCAAACGCTCCGGCTATCTGCAATGCTGAATATTTTTTTAATTCAAAAAACTGCGCATCCACAAGGCTCATTTTTATCGGCTGCAGTGAAAGTCCAACCGGCACCGGCACTACTTTTCCTGCGTTTTCGGGGCCTGTCAGGTATTTATTATATTTTTTCTGCATCTTTTTCACTTCGTCATCACTTAAAACTGATGCATACTGCATTGCCATGCTTGCAGTCAACCCGCTTTTATACAGATTGTTCATATACGTCTGGCTCTGATTTGCTCCGTCGATCGTGTATTCTAATATCTTTCTAACCGGTTCTCCCATGATTCCATCCAAAGTAAACCATGTCTTAACGTGAATCACATCTTCACTTCTGAACAAATACTGTTCTCCGGATCTCGGATCGCTGTAACGATAATATAATTTTCCTTTCGTTCCAAAAATTCCTCTATCATCTGTGATCACCGTTACGCAGTTGCTCTGCAGCACCCACGCATCTATAGTTTTGTATACACCACCATAGGTACTTCTTTCGAATTCTCTATGCAGCCATATATAACCATTTCCATAGTGCTGACAGTTAAGTTCTACCGTTCCCCATAACGTTGACGGTGACATGTAATCATTCGGTCTGACTGTTAAAACGTATGTTGTGTCTGTCGGATCTGCTCTGACGCGCCCCCGTTTTGTCTCCTGATAATATTTCAGTGGAAGTTTTCCCATTGTCTCGCTCAACATTTTTAAGCATGTAAAATATGTCACTTCACTCAGTGTTTTTCTGGATCGCGTCGTTATGCCGAGCATGTCCAGTATTTCATCGTCGTAAAGGTTTACCCCATATCCCCTGAGAGCATTCCATGCATTTGTAATTCTCTTCCAAACGTTCAATTTTACCACTCACTTTCAATAAAACTCTTCAACGCGTCACTGTAACCCGTATCAAAATCGTGATACATCGCCAGTTTGTACGCACACAGTGTCGCATCTACCGGATCGATTTTCTTTTTTGCGGCATCTTTATCAATTTTGATGAGTCCGTTATTCCTTCTTATTACTGCATTACTCATCGCAAAATTTAATACCGGATTGTGTAAATACAGGATATTCCCGGAATAAACCTGTTCCCTGAATCCCTGCGTCGCCTCGTTCAGAGCTTTATGGCTCTGAAATACTTCTTCGACGTCATATCCTTCATTTGACATGTCCTGCATCAGTTTACTTGCATTCGCTGGGTCAAAACATAGCATCTGTATATCCCACTCATTTTCCTCGCAGGTTTTTAACACATACTGCATTACTGCATTTTGGTCTACGATCGGTGTGTTTGTGACTGTGATGAATCCCATCCTCTCCCACGCATCATAATCCACTTTGTCCCGTGCTTTTCTTTCCGCCAGCTTTTCTTTATTTGGGATAAATGAGTGTGAAAACACGATGTATTTCACAATTTCTTTTCCAGTCTGGTCATGTTCTCCAGATAGAAAAGGAATCACAAACGATACTGATGTCAGGTCGATTTTTGCAGACATGTCAAACCCCACATATACAGGATGTTTTCTCGTGTCTATCGGTAATTCTTTTACTTCGCAATTTTTCCACTTTTCCATGTCCATAAAACCGTTTTCTGTTGCCTGCACCCAGATATTCATGCACTTCGTAAGAAAAGATGTCATGTGCTCCGGGATCTCTTTTGCTATTTTGTACTCGCCGCGAATTTTATTTACGCCCTCCGGATAGCTCATACGGATAGGGTTTGCTTTCTTCCAGTTATCTTCATTGCCGATATTGTCTATATTTTCATAATCTTCCTTGTCTAGTTCGCATATATCGATCAAATATTCTTCATTCTGAACGTCACTGTTCGGATCAAGAACTCTCGAGCAATACGTGTACTCCGTCACATAACACGGATATGTTAAATCCACCCCTGCCGTTGTGATTATCATCAGCAAAGACTCTTTTGTGTTCGAACCTAATCCCAAGTCGTAAAATTCTGTCGTCGGATGCTGGTGGTATTCATCCAAAATCAGTCCTGCCGGGTTTGTTCCGTCCCCGGATTTTCCATCATCTTTGCTGAGTGCTTTTATAAAGCTGCCTGTCTTTACATGCGTGATCGCATCCCTCGTGATTTTAAACTTATCTCTCAAGGGCGATCCTCTTAGCATTAAATCAGCTTCATTAAATACGATTTTCGACTGATCTCTTTTCACTCCAGCGGTATAAACCTCATATGTTTCCTGATTTTTTGTCGCAATCACAGAAATTTCATACAGCGCCACGCCGGCTTCTTCCTGTGATTTTGCATTTTTCCTTGCCACTTCCGTGAATGTTTTTTTAAATCTTTTATATCCGTTTTCTTTATTTTTCCATCCATAGAGCTGGCACAGTCGGAATTTTTGCCAATCTGTCAGTACGATCGGCTCTCCTGCGAGAGTTCCCTTTGAATGTCTTAAGAGTGCAAACCAGTCGACGATATTCTGAGCCGCTTCTTCATCCCAGTAATACTGGTAATCATCTTTTGCAGATTTTTCCACATCGTCAATAAATCTCTGACACGCCCAGATGTGCTTCTGACAGCTTATTATTTCACCCGATATGCATTTTTTTGAATATTTTATTAAATCATTCAGGATAGACACGGTGTCAGATTCCTCCAAACTTTTCTTTTATGGTTTCTTCTTTTTTTGTCGTTCTAGTTACTGCTGCTTTCAATCTTGAATCTATTGTCAGACCGCACAGACTTGCAAATTTCCGCATCTCCTCTGCGTATAATTTTTGAATGTCAATCAGCGGATTCCTCACAGTAACTGGCCCATTCCTTGTATTTTTTTCTATACAAAAAGGAGCATCTTTCAGCTCCTCTGTTGCTTTTCTGTATTTTTCATAAGCATTGCAGTAACCTGCGAGATTATTCAGATCAAGATTTCCTATGACGTCAATTTTATCAAGTTCTTTCGTCAATCGTCTCCATTCTTTTCTAGCGTCCGGTCCGATCAGCCATGTCGGTGCCCGTTTTAACTGATCCTTTCCGACTACAATGCTATCTTCTTCTGCTTTTCTTTTATAACCGTCAATCGCAGTAAGGTTTCCCTTCTGCGTCTGTACCGGTTTTCTTGCTCGTCCCATTTTTTCTCCCCTTACCACTTTTTATTTTTTATTTAGAAAATTGCGTACACAAGACTGGCGTGGGGTCAATTAGCCTTTTCAAAAAACTTTTTGACCTCCCCCTCCCCTTCTTTTGAACTCTGCAAGCATGTTTTGCAATCGTTTTTCCATACCTATCTTGTCCTTTTTATACATCTGTTCGATCATGCTATGTGTGTCGTGATTTAATGGCATAAGATTGTTCTGATCAATTCTTTTATTCCAGTCATCTCGTAGCGGTATAATGTGATGTACAGTCTCCGCAAGTTTTATTTCTCCAGTAGTCATGTAAATGTACACATCTATATTATCATACGTGCTCAGAGCTTCTTCACGTGCTTTCTGCCATTCTTTACTGTTATAAAACTCTTTCGATCTGCTGTCTCTGTAATATTTATCATATTCCTTATATCTTTTCTTTCTACAATCACATTTCGTTCCTTCAAGTAAACGCTTTCCACAGCTACTGCATCTTTTATAAATTGCCATTTTATCCTCTGCATAAAGGGAGCGGTGTGTACTGCCTGATGCAATACACACCGCCATAGGTAAAGGGGTTTTATTCAGTACTTCGACTGACGCTTTTTGCATTTTAAATATTACCATAGAAAAACCGCCAAAACCGCCGTTTTGAAAATTTCTTTTATTTTTTTTCTAAAAACCTGTCATGCTTCTGGCGGCAGCTACTGTCTGTATATTTCCTTTTGCAGCCGCAGTACAATTCATTCATCCTGTGTGCCGTCTGAACCCAGCTCAGATTGTCAATATAATACAGGCTCAATATGTTCCTGATCTCGATATCTTCGATCTCTGCTATGTATTCCTCTGCCTCTGTCGTCTGCTCTAAAAGTCTGTCATACTCTTTCTTTAAAGTCTGCTCTCTTTTGTTTAGCAATCTTCTCAGCCTGTCTTCCTCTGCATAAGATGTCCCCCTTACAAGAACGGTGCCGAGTGATTTCTTACCGCGTTTTCCACATGCTACAACGTCCGCTGCAATATTTCCCTCGCGGATTAATCTGTTGCGTCTTTTGTCTATTCTTTCAATAGATTCCTGTAAATACTTTATTCTCGCCCGACTGCTGCATATCTGCTCCAGTATTTCTTTTTTCACTCTTAACCTCCATCCTTGCACTGCTGCATACGATCTGTCAGTGTTTATGTTTGTCTGTGTATCCCAGCTTCTCTAATCTTGCCATAAATGTTAAAGTAACCTGCACTGGCCAAACCTGCCCGTATCTTCTGTTTATCTCTGCCGTGATTTCTTCCGGCGTTAACTGCCGCTCTGACTCTTTCATGATTTCTAAAACTTTCTTTTCCTGATCTGATAATGTTTGCATTTCATTGTCTCCTTTTATAATTATATTTGTAATTTCTGTATAATTATAATTTACATGTGTAATGTTGTCTACTGCTGCATATGTATTAAATGTCAGTTTATTTAATCAAAATCACATCTTTTTTTATTCTTAGCTATATAGTACATATCTTCATCGTTTTCATTTGCGTGCTCAGCGCGATAGCATATATCGCAATTTGCAGACTGGCATTCATAGCAACCATCGCATTGACATCCGGTACAATCCATAGCCCTGAAATTCTTAATATTTTTCATGCATACACCTCTTTAAAATTTCTAATTTAAACCCATCCCATTACCATTATTGTTATTGTCATTAATATGCCCCAGTAAACAATGTCGCACAGATCTTTCTTTTCTTTTGCTTTTTCCATCTCATCATAAAATGAAATAACAATTATTATCCCTATTAATTTTAAAATCATCTTGCTTACCTTTACCTGTCAGCTCTGGCATATCAACCAATACTGTATTAAACGTTCCTTTCGTTTTTCCTGCTCGTCTTTCTCGAATCGAAATAATTTTCCTTCTTTCAGTTCCAGTTCAATTCCGTCAATGCTGCCATTTAGTTTATCCTGGCAATGCCGGAGAAGCGTTTCCAGGTCGCACAGTCTGTTTTCTCTGTACTCGTCACGGATATGCTGTAAAACTCTGCACGTGCTTTTTATCCGGTACTCATAAGCACATTTACTGTTGATAAATCTTTCTTTTCCGGTTTCTGTTTTCAAGATTTTTAATCTATCATCAGATTCCTTCAGCTTGGCATAAGACATTTCTATGTCAGTTTGTTTCATCTACACCTCCACCTTTCACAATCTCGATTGCCGTTTTAAGTTCAACAATTTCTTTTTTTTGCACTCCATCCTACAGGCTGTGCAACACAACTTGCCTTATCCAATTCGCTTACAACCGCATCCACATCATAGGCGATAGGCATGTCACTAATCACTTTTTTACAGCATCGTAGTTATCCATATTTTTAAGCATTCCGCTCAAATTGTCCAAAATCTTACCTGCTTCAATCAATTTACTCATCGTTCGCCCTCCTGTTCCACGCTTCTAAACATCAAATTTCATGTGAAGATATTTACCTTCGTATTCGGTTTCCCAATAATAGTCACCTGTGTACCAATCTTCTCCCCTACATGTCTGGTCACACCATTCTTTACAATCATCTCTGCCCTGCTCGCCACCTGTATGATAATCAGTAATATCAGCAAAATCGGAGTTCATACCATCCATTTCAAGGTTTTCCTTACACCATTTCGCAATCTCTTCATTAAGCGCATTTCGCTGTTCGATTTTATCAACTATTTCTTTTGGAATCTTACTCACTCTTCACCACTCCAATCTAATTTCTGACCGCAATTCGGGCAAAAATCGAAATCATCATAATCAACTTCATAGTGTTTTCCGCAGTTAGGGCAAATCCACGTGTCATAGATAAGACAACCTCCGGCGTATCCGTCTCCTTCGTAATCCGGTTGCTTTGCCGTCTGCTTCTCCGCTGCCGCCCGACATCCTTCTACTGTACCGATTGCTCGGTACTGCTTTAATTCTTCCAACCACTCCGCAAGTTGTATATGTTCCTCTGCACATTTTTTACACTGCATTGGATAATAATGTCCATCTTTATCATAATGATTTTCGTATTCAGCCATCCTGCGCTTTGCCACTTCTCTTGCGTGCGCTATTGCTCCGTCAATCGTCATACCCATTTAATTCTCCTTCCACAAAACGGACAGAATTTAAAATTGTGATGTGCAAAATTATTTGGCACAGTCCCTCTTACCAGTGGAGCAAATTCACACTGTATTTTAAATTCTGTGTTGTCAAAACATTCCACTGCGTCTTTCCATTCGCAGTATTCTTCATTCTCCTGCATTCCATCCACTAATGTCTCCTTTTTATCGACATCCTCATATTCTTTCAGCTTTTCATATAAGTCAGCCTTTGTGCACAGATTCAAGTAAAACAATGCAATCAACCCGCGGACATCCGAAAACGGGTCTATCGTTAAATTATCAAATATTTCCTCGTCTAATTCTGCATCGTCTAATGGCAATTCATCTTTTGTTAATGTAGCCATGAGGTTTCTGGCAAAATCTCGTGCATCCATTTCCATCTCGTAATCTCTGTATCTGGCATTACGATCATTGTCTACATAGCAGTTATTATGCATTAATTCAAGCATCGTCATATCTGTTACGTTCTTATTTGTCGTTAATCTCTCCATGCTAATCCTCGCTTTCCCGATACGGCTCCGGCAGCGGCATCCAAGCCACTATCCTGTAACCATGTATTCTTACTAAATCGCACCGCCATTTTCCATCGGTTGTGTGTGCACTAGTTGTAACCGTTCGCCCGGCATCATCGGCCACTGTTACAATTACCTCGTCTGATTTTCTTTCAAACATCGCAGTGCTCCACTTTTTAGTCCCTTTAAATTTTATGAACATGCTATCATGTTCCTCCGGCAGTCTCTCACTTACTGGAATCCATCCGCTTTCCTGCTCCAAAATCCTGTTGATTTCTTCCTCTGAAACCACTTTTGTTAGTGGAGAATATCTGCAGGCTTCTGTTGCTGCCTCAGATATCCGGTTTTTAATCCTGCTTATCGACATTCTGATCCTCGCTTTCTGCAAGTTTTGCATATTTCCAATCGCATACATATGCCGGATCTTCAGCACTCCATGATGTAGTGCCCTGTTTCCATGCATACACTAATCCGTTGTTGTATTTTGCAAAATATCT